GGCCGGACCCGCCGGGGTCTGCAATCCGGTGTCCCCGGCGCTTTCGGCGTTGGTCCCGGTGCCGGAATCGTGGAAGTTCATCGTTTCCAGCTCGGTCAGGTTCTGGAACGCATCCACAATGAACCCGGCCCCGACCGTCGTGATGACCCGGCGGGACGCTACCCCAAGATCGGTCCAATCTTCGTCCGGATTCCGGACTCTGGCCCGCAGTTCGGCGTTGAGCCCGATCTTGGCCAGTCGTTTGGCCTCTTCCTGCCACCCGCGCAGCCGGTGCGGGACGTTTTGGAGCTGCCACAGCCGCCGGTTCATAGCGCCCCCCAGCATTTCTCCGCTTTGGCCACCACCTTGGCGACCGCATCGGCGGTGGTTGCGCCCGTCGCGGACAAGGTCGCGTCTGGGCGGATCAGGGTGATCTGCACTTCCTGATGATCGGTCGTGATTTCCCGCAGATACGACGCCCCGTAGGTCGCGCACACCACATCCAGTGGGTGCTGCGGCGCCATCGTCGGCATCGCTGGCGCGTTCTCCCCCGGCGCCCACCACGTCTTGAGCCAGTTCAGCATCAGTCGCAGTCCCATGCCCGTAGGCTCTTATTGACCCGCGAGTTGGGGTCGTTTCTGGTTTTGGCGCTGGTCAGTTTTTGCTTGAGCCCTGTCATCCTGCGACAGAAGGCGATCCGGCGCTTCGCTTTGGCCGGGGATTTCTTTGCTTCGGCCTTTTTGACCGGCGGTTTGATGTCACGCCCTTCCGCTTTGAGCGAAGCGCGGCCAGCGGCATTTAAGCCACCGGCTGGATTTTGGCCGGCCTTCCGTTGCCAGACAGGCGTGGAGGCCACTAGTCCTCCTCGTCCTCCATCTCGTCCTCCTCCTCCATGTCCGACTCGTCCATCGCGGACTCGTCAGCCTTGAGGAGGGCAAGTTCGGCCTTCAAGTAGCCGATCTTCTCTTCCAGCGCGGCAATCTTCTTCGCCTTGGACATCCCCTCGCCCTTTGAGGCGTCCAACTCCTCGCGCATCGAAGGCGATTCGTCCTTCATCGGGCCTTTCATGGCGCCTTTCGGCGGACCCATGGCGATCATGATGGCCACACCCGGTGGGCCTTTGCGCCGGGCCATCATGCGCCGTTTGCCGGTCTTGGCAATGACTGCTTCCATGCCGGTCTTTTTGCTTGCCATCACCAGCCTCCCGGCAGTTGCGCCGCAAAGTCGCCCGCGATCACCCTCCGGCGGTTGTCCACAGCCTCGCCAGAGTTATCCACATCCACGTTGGGGTCATCGCCGACAAAACGCAGGCCCGGGGGCGCTTCCGGCACCACCCCCTGCACCCGGTCCCACCCGTACAGGGCCAGCGCCAAGGCCATGACGCCGTCATCATGGAACCCGGAAGGAGCCTCATAGCGCACGCCGGTGGCCGTGTACATGAACTCAAAGGATTCCAGCTCGCCGATCAGCCAGCCGTCCGGAATGGTCAGTTCGGACCCCTGAAACGCCGCCACCAACCGCTGCATCAGGCGCAGTTTGCTGGGCTGGGTAAAGACATGGGGGGTCACATCCACCCCCATCCCCTGCAAATCGGACACAATGGCATCTCCGACGCCGGTCGCATCGGCCACGATGGGCGTTTGACCCACCAGCGCCCGGATTTTGGCCTTCGTTTCAGCCCATGGCGCCTGCCACCGGTCGATAGATGCCACTTTTCTATACGCATCCAGCCCGATCACGACGGTAAAGTCCATGGATCGCGCCAGATCGACGCCGTACACGACCGGCTTTTCCGGACTCAGCGGTCCTATCGCCCGGCGGACGGCCTCCAGACCGAACGGGTTAGCGCCATCGTCGGTCGGGATACCCTCGAACTCCTGCGCAAAGACCTCCGGCGGCAGTTCTTTCCGGGCCGATTCGACTTCCTCCGGCGGAATAAACGGGTTGTCCAGTGTCTTGGCGCGGAAGCTAGCCCAGTTCGTCTCGTTCGGGTCGTTCCCTCGGTTGAACAAGACGACAAACCCGTGCCGGCGCCCGCGCGGCGTGCCGAGAAACAGCCCGCCCCCGGACAAATCGACCAGCGTGGGCCGAATCGCCCGCTGCCAGAGGTCCAGCAGCTCCGGGACGATCCCCGCCTCGTCGATGATCGCCAGCTTGTATTTGCGCCCAAGGCCGGGATCGGGGGTATCCATCGTCCACATCTCGATCACCCCGCCGGTGACCAACTCAATCCGGCGCTCCTGATCGTTGGACCGGGCGATCACCGGCTTGAGGCGCTGTAAAAGCTCCCGCCACACCTCCAGCACGTACTTGTACGTCGGCGCAAACCAGCCTACCGGCTGCCCCGCCAAGGCCGCGTCACACGCCTCCCGGACCCCCAGCGCCGTCTTCCCGAACCGGCGCCCACACATCACCACCTTGAACCGGGCCGGATGCATCACGATCTCCTGCTGCCCCTGATGCCGCCGGGCCAGCACGACCTGCACCTCTCCGCCTGCCTGTTTTCCGCGTGGTGGCATGTGTTTACTCGTTAACTCGTTAACGTCGGGACTCGCTCGTTACCTCCGCGCTTCTCGCTCCGCTTCGCTTCGCTTCAGCGCTCCGGCTTTACACTCGCTCGTCCCGCCCCCATACCCCCCACTGGGAGGGTATGTGGTGCGCCAAGTGTGTCAAGTAGGGTTAATCAAAACGTAATCAAGTCTTAATCGTTTCTTAATCTATCTGCCGGTTTTTCTTTGGGATATGCGCAGAAAGGAATGTCTTACGCCCCGGACTTTAACGCCGGCACGACGACCTGCGCTTCCAGCATCGTCGCCACTTCTGCGCCAATCCGTCGGGCGGCTTCCCCCTGCAGTCGGGGCGCTTCCTCCTCCACCACCTTCACCTGCAGGGTCTGCGCCCCCTGATGCTCCACCGTCTGGCGCTCCCCGTACTCCGCCGGGTTGGCCTTCGCCGCCTTCCACTTCAGCGTGTCGATCAGCACCCGGTCAATCGCCGTCGTACTCGTACTGCTGTCCCGCGCCACCTGCAGCGCCTCCTCCGCCAGCGCCTGCCCCAACAACACCTTCGCCTTCTGATAGCGCCCAAACCACGCCTCGTTCGCCGCAATCCAGTTCCGCACCGCCCCCGGCGTCAACGCTACCCCCCGCGCCTTCGCCTCTCCCTGCACCACCTCCTGCAACGTCCGCCCCTCCGCCATCCCCGCAAATACCGCCTCCACCCACCCCGCCTTGTCCGCCTCCGTCCACCCCGACGCCTTCACCGCCTTCTCCGGCGCCACCACCTGCCCTTTCTTTCCACCCTTCGCTGTTGACATGTACCGCCTCCCGTGAGTGCTGCGCGACCACCGCGCCACCCTGCCACCATACGCCCGCCGCCTCCTGTTGACAAGTACCGCGTGGGCGCTGGCCGCGTGGAGGTGGTAGCGCATGTGGCGCTCGGCGTTCCGGGGGACACCCCCCTCCCCCCTACCCCACCCCCTCGAGCGTCGTCTGGCGCCGCTCGCGCGTTCCGTCGTGCGCCGCGCCGCGCGTCTCGCTTCGAGCGCCACGACAGCGCCGAGCGAGCGCCGATACCTCAGCGCTAAGGCTATAGACTCGCGCACGGGGCGGCAGCGCACTGGCTGCAGAGCAGCGCCCTCTCATGGCGCACCGTCTCGCGCCCCTCGCGCCCCAGAGCGAGCGCCTCCCGAGCGCTTCGAGAGCAAGCGCCCCACCCCATGCGCCACGACAGATTGTCACGAGTCCATGCGCCTGCCGGAATACTGACCCGAGCTAAGTCGTTGAAAATCAATGGGGGTTGACAGCTGTTGACTTGCTCGTTAAGATCGACACGTCGGCTGCAGGGAGTCCCCGGCAGTCCGGAGCGCAAGCAGTCCCCGGCCCCCACGTCGTGACGACGCGGTACGCCAGCGAGGGAGAGCGCAACGGACGGCGCCAGCGAGGGAGAGCAGATAACCGGCTCTGGGCCTACCAATGGCCCGCAAGATGTTTGACAACTGCCCAGTACCCCAGACGTAGCGCGAACGGAACGACCCCCGCCGCCCGTCTGCCCCATCGGGAGTAGCGCCCCGGATGGGAAGCCGAAATCGCTCGGCGCCCTGACTGGCCTGACGGCCATTGCTCTGGGGCGCCACGATCCTGCCGTCGTGCGGCAGCTGAAGAGGCTCTCGCTTGCGCTCTCTCAGTCCACCCCT